GGAATCGGTCGCCGTGAATCGAAACGGGATCAGCAAAGACGGACTCGGTTCCGACCAAACCGTGTTGACGAAGATCGAGCCCGGCCGCCTGGTCGCGCCGCCCTCGACCATGACAACGTAATTTTCCATGGCCTCGACGGAAATCTGATAGCGCGCCAGGTCGGTGCGCGCCCGCAATGCCCGTCCAATCTCACCGCCGGCGAATGAGACTCGCTCGATCAGCGCCCCGTCGGCCATGGATCACCACCAACGCCATTTGCCGCCTGGCGATCGCCAGCCTTGCCGCGCCGAAATGATCGACGGCGTGTGCGTCAGCATCTTGCGTGCCTTCTCCTTGGAGTCGATCGTCGCGGCGTTGTCGAGCTCCGCCTGTGCGCGCGCATGTAGGTCGGCGCCAAGCGTGCGCGAGCGGCCGAGCCGGCGCCCCATCATCGACGCGAGCTCAAAGGAAAACGCTTTCAGGAAATCCGGCGACCACACCCGCACTTCCTCGATCCGCCTGGTGTAGCTCACCAGGGGCGAGCGGATATCGGAGACCAGGACCACGCCTTCATGCTGCGGGCCGTCGTCGAGAATTTGCGCGGCCTCGGTTTCCCACTTGCCGTCGTCCTCATAAAACAGGTTGCCGATATCGTCGGCGAGGTAACGGATGCGCAGGCAGTTCTCCGGCATCGGGTAACGGGTTTTGATTGGCCCAATGCTCTCGTTCACGTCCGCCATTGGCCGCGTCCAGGCCCGCGCGAAGCTCCACCACTTTTCCCGCAAGGTGCTGTCGCGCACCATCGCGAAAAATTGCTTCGCCGCACGAGCTCGCGCCACGTCGTCTTTCAGGTCCGCGATCTCCGACAGGCCCAGGTGCCCGAGCGCCAGGTTTGCGGCTTCCGTTTCGGTCGCTGCCCGCGCGTAATTGCTCACCATGGTCTAGCCCTGGCGGTAATATTTCAGCGCACAATGGATCTTCGTGTCGGCGACGCCGACGCCGCCAACCACGGTCAGCAGCACGTCGAGCTCGCCGCCGGGATCGCGCGCCAGGCCGGCGTGCTCCCAAAACCGTTGGCCGAGGTCGTTGAGCCCGAAATCGGTGCCGGCGGTATCCGCCAGGTCCACCAGCGGCCCGCCGCCCTGCAGCGACATATCGAACTCGCCGAACGCGTTGGGATTGTCCTTGAACCCAAGCTGCACCGTGAGCCCGGTCGCGTCGTGCATGACCAGGCTCCCGGCGTCGAGCAAGCCGCTCGATGGCACGTAGCCGACAAAGTAGCGCGAGCCGGGTTCGTCGCCTTCGCCGACTTCGACGGTCGAATTGACCGCTCGAATTTCGGCTGCACGAAACACGCTGTCGATCGCGTCCGGCGAACCCGGATTGCGATATCCGGTCCCGTAGCGGGTCGCGATCGGCGACGCCGGCGGCGCTTCCTTGGCGGCTTTCTTCACCATCGAGCGGTCTCCTTACTTGAGGGTGATGATCTTCACGACCTTCTTGTCCTCGGAGCGGGTCGCCCCGCACCAATGCTCAATCATCGGATGCGGCCGCATCAACTTGTCCGGCCGCAACGGCACGTTGGTTTCGACGGGCGCGAAATCGCCGTAGTGCATCCCGGATTTGCACCACAACGCCGCCTGGAAATGCGTCGGGTCGGCGTCGGCGATCGCGGCCGCGCCGTCGAGCGGCGGAAGGATCGTCACGTCGAGGATATCGACGCGCAGCGGTGCGTCGAGGACGTGCCGATCGCGATAGTCGCTGTTGATGTAGGTCAGGTCGCGGAAGAGCTCTTCCTGCTGCTGCGCGTTCAGGCCCAGGTAAAGGTCCTCCATGCCGAGGTCCACCTGGTCCTCCTGCATCATCCGGCGCGCGCGGAGGATTTTGCGCACGTTCATTCCGGTTGCTGTCGTGTCGTCGGCCGGCCCGGCGCCGACGCCGACGGTAACGGTCTTGCCGGCCCACGCTGCAATCGTGGCACCGTCGAGCCCGATCTGCCGATCGCCGAAGATCGCAGCGGAATAGATCGTGTCGCGAGCTCGCACGATCGAGGCAGCGCCGGCTTGCACGAACGGCGACTGATAATCGGTAAGGGCTTTGATCGCGTCCTCTTTCTCGATCAGCTTGCCCCAGGCGATCTGCGTGGGCTGGACCCAAATCGGCTCGATCTGATTGTCGATGTTGGGGGTATCGGCGGCGCGCCCGAGATTGAGCACCGCGGTCGTCTGGCCGATCAATTCGAGGATTTCGGCTTTGCGCCCTTTGAGCGAGGGCTCGTACATGAAGCGTTTGTCGTACATCCCGTGGTCGCCGAGGAA